CGACAAAGACGCCACGCTCGAATTTAATAACAAAAACGGCAAAGGCCGGTATTTGGGTGATGGTATCGGCGGCGGCTTCACTGGTCGCCCCTGCGATATTTTTATTATTGATGACCCGATTAAGTCGCAACAGGAAGCGCTAAGCCCAACAACCAAGGAAAGCCACTGGAACTGGTTCCAAACCTGCTGCTTATCTCGGATGAGCGAGAATAGCGGCATCATCGTGATGGCCACCAGTTGGGCCGAGGATGATTTACCCGGGCGAGTAATTGAAAAATACAAGGACACCGGCCGCCTAACCATTTTGCGCTTCCCTGCACTCAACGAGGAGGGCGAGCCCGGTTTTAATCCAAAATTACCGCTTGGCGCGCTTGTTCCCGGTCGTCACAGTCGGGCGAAGTTATTAGAGACCAAGGGCACTTATTCTGCTTATTGGTGGGCTGCAATGTACCAGCAGCAGCCAATGGCTCAGGGCGGCAACGTATTTAAAGAGGAAGGGATTCAGTTTTATTTACCTAAGCAGTTGCCGGAAAAATTCGACAAGATTATTTCCTCTTGGGACTGCACATTTAAAGACACCGACGGCACCGACTTTGTCGTTGGCCAGGTGTGGGGCAAAAAAGGCCCCAACGCATATTTGCTGGATCAAACCCGCGAGCGCATGAGCTTTACGCGCACGGTGGAAGCGATAAAAGCGCAAAAAGCCAAATGGCCGGATATCCGCTCGATATTAATTGAGGATAAGGCAAACGGCCCCGCCGTTATCGACACGCTGAAAAAAGAACTGCACGGGATTATTCCGGTGGAGCCGGACGGTTCAAAACTGGCGCGTGCCCATGCTGTTACTTATTTGTGGGAGGCGTGCAATGTATTTATCCCGCATGAAGATGTGGCGCCCTGGATCAAGCAATTTGTTAGCGAGATTAAAGGCTTCCCTGTAGCGGCTAACGATGACCAGGTGGACAGCATGACCCAGGCATTACGCTATTTATACCCACTGCGCGGAAAGCTGAATATTTCCGACGATCTCTTAAAGAAGATGAAGCGATGAAGGTTAAAATAACTGTTAAAAAATGGGCAAAACCGCTTATTTGGTTAACAATATTGATTACCAGAGGAAGGGTGCAAGAGGAAATAGCTAGCGCCATTATAAAAATCGGGGTGCGCTATGATCTGGTGGATTAAAAAACTATTTGGAATTGGGCGCGATAGCGGTTTATCTGGAATAAAAGGGCCAGATACGCCAATGCCAAAAACAAAAGAGCCCAAAGATTCCCCTGGTGTCGGCGGTGCTGCAATAAGGGTTGCAATGGCTGGTGCCAGCTCACCCTATAGTTATCCGATCCAGCCCGCGCAATTGCCGCCAGGTGTTGTGCCTGCCGGACAATCCGCAGCAATCGCAATGGACTCAACCGGCCTATGGCTGGGGGCTGATTTTGCATACAGTATGGGCGGCGGATTCCCTGGTTATCCTGTTTTGGCTGCCTTGGCCACCCGTCCAGAATACCGCAACATGGCCGCCGCCATTTCTAATGAGTCCACCCGCCAGTGGATCGAATTTTATTGCGATGGCGACGACAAGAGCGCGCCGGAGACTATTAAGGTCATCGAGGAAGAATTAAAGCGCATTAATGCTCGCAAGGTATTTCGCGAGGTGCTGACGCACGATTGCCTTTATGGTCGCGGCCAAATCTTTATTGATATTGACGGCGCCGACAACGAAAAGCCGTTAATTCTTGACCCGCGCTCGATCAAAAAAGACTCGCTCAAGGGCATTAAAAATATTGAGCCCATGTGGACTACGCCGGACGCCTACAACACCACAGACCCCACGGATGAATATTTCTACAAGCCGCAGTCCTGGTTCACATTCGGAAAACGAATTCACGCTGACCGATTAATGACGGTAATCACCCGGCCGGTGCCGGATATTTTAAAGGCGGCATTTAATTTCAGTGGCATTAGCCTAAGCCAGTTGGCTCAACCCTATGTGGACAATTGGCTGCGCACCCGCCAGGCAGTCAGCGATTTAATTAATAATTTCAGTATTACCGCGATTAAAACCGCGATGGCTGGCGCTTTACACGATGGGCAAGACGGTGAGGACTTATTAAAGCGGGCCGAACTGTTTACTGCTATGCGCAGCAATTTAGGCCTTATGGTGCTGGATAAAGAAGGTGAAGAGCTGGTGCAATTAAACGTGCCACTCTCAGGCCTTCATGAGCTACAGGCTCAGGCGCAAGAGCAGCTTTGCAGTGTGTCGCGCATCCCCGCCATTGTGCTTACCGGCATAAGTCCTGGCGGATTAAACGCGAGCAGCGACAGCGAATTAACCGTTTTTTATGACTGGATTAACTCACAGCAGGAGGCTTTTTTACGCCAACCGCTTGAGGTGGTGATTCAGGTAATCCAGCTATCAAAATTCGGCAAAATTGACCCAAGCATTAAATTTAAATTCGTACCTCTGCGGCAGATGACCGAAGAGGAAATTGCCGCCATCCGCTTAAGCGATGCCCAGGCCGACGCCTCAGATATTGACCATGGCGTTATTTCCCCGGAGGAGCGCCGGGAGAAATTGGCGAAAGACCCGCACAGCGGTTACAACGGCATAGATGTTTCTGATGTGCCCATAGTTGAAGAATTTGACGATTCCGATTATGCGCAAAAAGAGGCAGCCTAAAACCCTCAGGCCCATAATTCCTAATGCGGGAATTATTGAGGCCTACGCGGCGGAAATTCAGCGCGCCATTGACAAAATGATTACATCCTACAGTTATTGGCTGGTGGCTGAATATCGCAAAAATCCACCGCAAATAGCCCAGGACGACAAAAGCCATTTTGATGTGTTCGCCAAGCGGATTGCCGATATCGGCTTGAGTTGGATTGAAAAGTTTGAGCAGTGGGCACCACGCATTGCCAAGGCCTACACCGAGCGGAATTTTAATTACACCAATTCCGCATTTAATCGGGCACTACGGGAATCCGGGTGGGAGATTGATTTGCAATGGTCACCCGCCATGCGCCAGGCGTTTGATGTTGCGCTTACCACCAATGTGGCCCTAATTAAATCCATCCCCGTGCAGTTTCATCAAAAGGTGGAATTGGCCGTTGCCAGGTCGTTTAACAAGGGCATGGATGTTGGCGGATTGCAAAAAGAGCTTGAAAAAATCTATCCCAATGGCCGCGCCAAACTGATTGCAAAGGATCAGAGCTTTAAAGCCAATGCGGTTGTGACGCGCACTCGCGCAATGGATTTAGGCATTACCGAGGCGCTGTGGAAGCACTCGCCAAGCTCAAAAGAGCCCAGGCAAGACCATAAAGAGGCGCACAACAAGCGCTACAAATTATCAGAGGGCTGCAAAATATCCGGGGAGTTTATTCACCCCGGCGAGTTAATTAACTGCGGCTGTATTTCCCGAATAATTTTACCGGAGCTAGGCGATGCAAATAGCGCTTGATGAGAGTGCCCGCACCATTGATGTCGATGGGCGAATGCACGTAAACCAAACCCGAATATCCAAGGCGGTGGTTAATCAATATTTAGGCCGCGAAATTCCCGGGTGGGAGCAATTGGGCCTTGATGGTGGACGTATATACAGCCTATTAAGACACCCCGAGGAACTGCAAAAAGCCGCGCCCACATTCGCCAGGCTGCCGATTCTATCCACGCACGAGCCGATCACTGTACAAACGCACAGGCCTGATTTGGTCGTTGGCGCTATCGGTAGCGATGTTTGTTTTGATGGTGAATACCTCTGCGCAGATATTTCCATATGGGATGAAAGCGCAATTGCCGGTATCGAATCAAAAAAAATTAAGGAATTATCTTGCGCTTATCGTTATGTTCCGGTAATGGTAAAAGGAAATTACAACGGCCAGGCATACGATGGGATAATGACTGAAATAGTCGGCAACCATTTAGCAATTGTCGAAAAAGGCCGTGCAGGCCCGGACGTGGTTGTTGCCGATTCCCTACCTGACTTAACAACCAGTACCAACCCAAACCACACAGAGAAGCCAGACATGAAAATGACAAAACTAGGTAATGCCATTTTTGTTGCTATGTCGGCCGTCTCGCCAGTGCTGGCGGCTGATTCAGCCCTGCCTGCTTTGGTGGGCGCCGTTAGCAAAAAAACCATTAACAAGCCCGAATTGATTAAATCCATTTGTGCGCTTGATTCATCCTTGCCCGTGGAAAAAGTCACCGCCCTGGTTAACGCCATTGCGTTTGATGAAGACCCGGAGGAAGAGGACAAGCCCGCCGAGGATGAAGACGACGAGGACGAAGATAAGGAAGACGTGAAAGCCGCTATGGATTCAAAAATTAATTTATTGCGCGCTGAATTCAAAGCCGCCGCCGAAGCTCGCGAAGATGTGCGCGCAGTGGTTGGCCCGGTGTTCGGCATGGATAGTGCGCAAGAAATTTACGCCTATGCCCTCGATC